TAACTCCGTAAGCACACAAGCTAATAGTTTCTTTTTACCTTCGGTTTACTCTAAAAAGGTTTTAAACTTTTTTAGAAAATCGTCTGTTATAGAATCTATTACAAATACCGACTATTCGGGTGAAATATCTGCTTTCGGAGACTCAGTAAAGATTATCAAAGAACCTACAATTTCTGTATCAGCGTACACTAGAAATAGTGACACTACAGAAACTAGACTGACAGATGCAGAAACATCTTTAGTTGTTGATAGTGCTAATGCGTTTAAATTCATCGTAGATGATATTGAAACAAATATGTCACATGTCAACTTTAAAGAAGTTGCTTCAAGTTCTGCTGCATACGCATTGAAAGATGCTTACGATGCTGCTGTACTTGTAACTATGTTTTCTGGTCTATCTGCTTCATCACCTAACCACGTGTTAGGTTCTGACTCAGCTACTGATTTAGCTGCCGGAACTTTTGATGGAACAGGTAACCTAGACATAGGTTTTGATTCTAGTGAACATGACCCTCTAGACCTTATGGGTAGAATGGCAAGACTATTAGACGACCAAAATGTACCTGAAGAAGGTAGATGGTTCGTTGCAGGTCCTGACTTCTACGAAGTTCTAGGAAGCTCTAGTTCTAAACTGTTATCAGTAGACTATAACGCAGGACAAGGCTCTATTAGAAACGGATTAGTTTCTAGTGGAAAACTCCGTGGTTTTGACATGTACAAGTCAAACAACATAGCTGACACATCTAATGCTGCCGGTAAATGTTTGGCAGGTCACATATCATCTACTGCGACTGCAAACACAATTCTTTCAACAGAAGTGTTGAGAGACCCAACATCGTTTGGTGACATTGTGAGAGGTCTTCATGTTTTTGGTGCGAAAGTACTAAGAGATGAAGCTCTAGTTGGTGCATTCTACGGAATAGACTAACACTTAAGTTGGGGGAGTCTCCGGACTCCTCCTCTTTTTTAACCTATAAATTTAGAGGTAAACAATATGGCAACAGTAAATATAAGAGATACTGGTCGTAATTCAGCAAGAGTAAATGATGTACGTGCTCTAGCTACTAAAGTTCAGAAACCCTCAGACACAGAAGCAATAACTGCAGCTAATACAATTACAGCAGCCGAATCAGGCACTCGTTTTGTTATGAATACTGCAACAGCTAGAATACAAACCCTACCTTCTCCTGCAGCAGGATTAGAGTATTGGTTTTATGTCGGAGCAACTGAACCTACAACTTCTCATACAATAGTAACAGCATCTAGTGCTAATATTATTGTAGGTAACGTATCTTCTCCAGAAGATGCAGCAGGAAGCGTAGCTACAGTTACAGATGCAGATACTATTACATTAGTAGCCAATAAGGCAGTACATGGAGATTATGTTCATGTATGGTCTGATGGTACTAATTGGTATCTTGACGGACAAGTTAAAGTTCAAGACGGAATTACTACAACTCAAGCGAGTTAATAATATATAAAATTTGGGGGAGTCTCTTTGGCTTCTCCTCTTTTTATTAAAATAAAGGATACATTATGTGGGATTATAATAAATGGATAACTAACCATTACAACACAAAAATTGTTGGTAAATGGTTTAAAGAAGAACCTAAAAAAACAAAAGAAATTAAAAAAGAAGAAAAGTAAATGGCAACAACATTTTTAAGTTTAACAAATGAATTGCTACGAGAATCAAATGAAGTTGTACTAACTTCAGCAACTTTTTCTGATGCTATTGGTATACAAGGTTATGCCAAAGATTGTATTGGTAGAAGTTATAATGAGATAGTAATGGCAGAACCACAGTGGGCTTTCTTAGCCACAGGAGAAAGTGGAGCAACTGATCCGTTCTATGGTAATGTATATGTAGAAACTGTAGCAGGAACAAGATGGTATGAATTAAAAGCTTCCAGTTCCAGTATTACAGAAGATTATGGTTCAGTAGATTGGGATAACTTTTATCTAACTACTATAGGTGTAAGTGGAGCAAGTGCTCCTTATACTAGTCAAAATTTAAAGTTTGTTACAACTGAAGAATGGAAAGATCATTTAAGAGAATCTGAAAACGAAGACGATGCTAATGCACAGAACTGGGGAGAACCTAAGTTTGTTATTAGAAGTCCTGATGCTAGAAAGTTTGGAATAAGTCCTATACCTGATAAAGTTTACAGGGTTTGGTTCTTTGCTTGGGATTTACCTACAGCTTTAAGTGCTTATGGAGATACTATAGTTTTTCCTGACATGTATGTTCCAGTATTGACATCACGAGCACGTTATCATTTTTGGCAATTTAAAGATAATCCACAAGCAGCAGCCTTTGCTTTGGAAGATTATAAAAAAGGACTTAAACATATGCGTTCTAATTTAATGAATTCAGCACCTAAATACATGTCAACGGATCATATTTAATGGCAGCATCACAACCATACGCACTAAGTTGTCAAGGAGGCTTAAATAAGATAGCAAGTCAGCTTGAATTATTACGTACTCCGGGAGAGGCGACAAAGCTAACAAACTTTGAAGTTTCTACAAAAGGAGGCTACAAAAGAATTAATGGTTATACTCAATTTGGAGATGGGACTAGACCTAATAGTTCTAATGCAATACTTGGTTTATATGTGTATGCAGATGGAGTAATTGCTTGTTCAGGTACTAATATATATTTTAGCCAAGATGGTGATAGTTGGTTACAGATTAATAAAGCCAGTGTTGATGCAAATGGAGATAATTACAGTACTTTTGGTGGACGTAGTGCTGCAGCTAGAACCTCACAAGGTCAAGCAACCTTTGCAGTCTATGAAGGTGATACAGATTATGGTGAACTAATAATAACAGATAGAGGTTCAGGAGTTAAGCCTTTCTATTTTAAAATGACAGGCACAGGCGATTTAGATACTAGAACCTTTTTTGCCAAAGTAATAACAGTTGATGGAAGTGTTTATCCTAAGTATTGTGTTATACATGATAAACATTTAGTTGTAGCAGGGGCAGGAACGGCTGAAAATACTATCTACTATAGTGGTACTAGTGATATAGATGATTTTAGTTCTAGTGGATCAGGAAGTATTAAACTTGATGATCAAGTTGTAGGTTTAAAAAGTTTTAGAGATGATTTAATTATATTTTGTAAAAATAGTATTTATAAATTAGAAAATATAAATAATTCATCTACGATTGCAATAGTACCTATTACTAAGAATATCGGTTGCTTGGATGGAGATAGTATTCAAGAACTAGGTGGACAACTACTCTTCTTAGCTCCGGATGGTATTCGTACTGTTGCAGGTACATCCAGAATTGGTGACGTAGAACTTAGTTCGTTAAGCCGTAAGATACAACCTATTATAGGTGATATAGCTTCAAATATTAATTCTTATAATATAAGCAGTATTGTACTTAGAAAAAAATCACAATATAGATTATTTTATGGATCATCAGGAACAGCCACAGCAGTTTCAGAAGGAATTATAGGAACATTAAGAGTATCACCAGAAGGAGGAAGCGGTTTTGAATGGTCAGAAACAAAAGGTATTCAAGCAAGTGGAGCACTAACAGCAGGATTTAATTCAAATGGTGTCGAAAAAACTTATCATGGAGATTATGCAGGATATGTTTACAACCACGATATAGGTAATGAGTTTAATCCGGCAGGAATAGCTACAAATATTGATGCAGATTATACTACACCTAATATGGATTTCGGAGATTTAGGAACTAGAAAAACTCTTAAATATATTAAAATATCAGTTAAACCAGAAGGCTCAGTACAACCATCGTTAAAAGTTCGCTATGATTATGAAGATAAGAATATACCACAGCCGAGCACTTATACATTGGACTCTATTCCAGAATCAGCTATGTTTGGATCAGGAGTTTTTAATTCAGTTACTTTTGGGGCAAGTGAGAATCCGATGGTGAGACAAGCAGTACAAGGTACTGGCACAACAACTAATTTTAAAATATTCAGTAATGATCAAAATGGACCATATACAATAAATGGTTTATATATAAATTACGAACCTTTAGGCAGGAGATAAATAAATGGCTCAAACATATACACGACAAAGTTCTTTTAGTGACGGAGACACTATTACAGCATCGTTGTTTAATGACGAATACAATCAACTTGTAAATGCTTTTGCATACTCAACTACTTCGTCTTCAACAGGACACCAACATGATGGTAGTACAGCAGAAGGTGGTAATATCCACACAATAGGAGATTTAGATTTCCTTAACAAAATAGTTGCAGATAGTACAAATAATCGATGGGGAGTATTTGTAGAAGTATCTTCAGCAGCAGTAGAACAAATTAGAATACAAGATGGAGCAATAGTACCAGTAACAGATAACGATATAGATTTAGGTACAAGCTCACTAGAATTTAAAGATGCATACTTTGATGGAACAATAACTACAGACCTATTAACAGTTTCAGGAACAACAAACCTTGATGGTGCTATTCAAGTAGATAATACAATAACTGTAGGTGTTGACGACACAGGTTATGATGTTAAATTCTTTGGAGATACTGCAAGTGCATATATGCTTTGGGATACATCAACAGATGATTTAGTCTTAGCAGGTGCTGCAGGTCTAGATATCGCAGGAGATATAGATGTTGATGGAACTGCTAATCTTGATGTGGTAGACATTGATGGTGCAGTAGACATGGCATCTACTCTAACACTAGCAGGGAATGCAGATTTTAATGGTGATCTAGATGTTGATGGGACTACTAATTTAGATGCTGTAGATATTGATGGGGCTGTTCAGATTGATGGAACAGTGACTGTTGGAGTTGATGGTACTGGATTAGATGTTAAATTCTTTGGAGATACAGCAGGTAGTTTCCTTCTTTGGGATCAATCTGATGATGCTTTAGAATTAACTGATTCTACGCCACTTAAAATTGGTGATGGTGCAGATATGCAGATTTACCATGACGGTTCTAATTCATATATAACTAATGCAACAGGAGCATTAAAACTAGCCACAGAAACAAGCGGTATTGCACTTACAATAGGGCATGGAACCTCAGAAACTACTATAGGTGATAATTTAACAGTTACAGGTAATGCTTCAATCGGTGGTAATTTAGACGTTACTGGTAGCTTTGATATGAGCGATGCGAATATTACGAATATTGGTAGTATTGCTCTAGATACGATTACAAATGATGGTACA